CACCTTGATCTCCCTGCTCACCGGTTTCGCCCTGAACACCGTCCTCTCCTGTAATACCCTGAACACCATCATCTCCAGTAATACCGTCATTGCCAGTGACTGGCTGCGCTCCGGTAATACCCCGAACGCCGTCCTCTCCTGTAATACCCTGTAGACCAACCGAACCTGTAGGGGTCGCTCCTGTAACTCCTGGCGCCCCCGTGACACCCGGATAGCCAGTAACACCGCCGTATCCTGTGGAGCCTCCAGGGACGCCCTGTACGCCTGTGGTACCGTCCACACCAGTCTGCCCCTCGGCACCAGTAGCACCGTCCACGCCTGTGGGCCCCTGATAGACAGAGTCGCCCTCGGGAAGTCCGGTGACACCAGTCACGTCGAGGAAGTTCTTGATCTTGATAATAACGTCGGGTTGCGACTGCTTGACCGTGGCGGTCGATGCTTGGTTGATGAAGAACTCAAGACCGAAATACCACCCGTCTACCATGGTAGTGATCTGCGATGGGTCAAACACCCAAGACAGTACGTACTCCCCAGTCGATAGTTCCGTGGTAGAGTAGTAAAGAAGGTCCTCGCCGTACGTTTGATATAGCTCGGGAGCTATGAGAGACCACCGGCTTTCAGATTTCGTGGGCTGTGAGAGACGGTTCACAGTCGGGTCCACCGTACTGATGGAGGCGAGCGCGGCCGTGCTGAACGTGATCGTCCCCGATGCCGTTGACCCTGCATTGATCTCGACTACCGGCGGGCGGTTGTTTGGCACGTCTTGGTCGAAAACCTGATACCGGACTGGATTAATTATAGCCATGTCGTCCCTCGTGTTGTGTTACCCGTTTTTACCTGAAGCCCCATCGGAGCCCTTGTGCAGCATCGAGGCCGGTATAGCAATCCCTGGCCCGCTCGGTTCCTTCGTTACCTCGAAATGTGTCGCCGGAGGCGTAAGCCTAAGGGGCGGCACATCAAACTCTGTCACATGTTCCACCTCTGTATCACAGTCAAGGTAGACAGGCACTCCGCTCTTCACGGCATTGAGACAGAAGCCACAGTCTTCGTTGGCCTCAATCGCATGCCTTATTACCTTGCCCTCCCCTACATCTTCATCTATTTCTACCAAACGGTGCCGGAACCACGGGTGGTTCATATGCTCAAGCGCCATCTTCGTTACCATCAAAAAGCCACCTCCGACCCAGTCAACTTTGTGCATACCGGTAGAGTTTCTCTTCACAAGTTCGCCCGGGTTGCCCACCGCATGCTCCCACCGCCCTGCCTGGTAACAGTCATGCGTTCCCCTGGCGACATAGGAACCTGAAACGATATGCCTCCTCCGAGCCAACAACTGCAGAATATCCTGTGGCCTCCATGCAATGTCCGCGTCGATGAACAGGTAGTGCGTGTAGTCTCCTTTGAGCGTCTGCCTTACAGTTGTCTTCCCGTCTTCGTTAATGAGAAGGTTCCTCGCAAGAGCAGGCAGCGCGCTTTGGCAAACCTGGTACGTGAACTTGATACCCGCCCTCTCCGTTTCCATCAGTGACATCTTGTGATTGTCACATGTGTCGCTGTACACCGGCACGCAAACCTTGAGGTTGTAGTCCGGTATCGATGGCAACTGCCCTCCGGTCACGCCTTGTCCTGTCTGTTCCATTTCCTGTCTCCTGTGAAAAGGTGCTTACGTGCTAACCCTTAATACCAATGTTTGACCCACCCAGCCTTTCACTCCGGTCGTACCGAAGTCTCCGAAGTACTCTGGTTCGCCGGAGGTACCGTTGATACGTGCCCGGTTGAACGTTCCCCACGTGTTGCCTGAGGTGTAGAACCTACCCGGGCAAGACTGCCCGGACGGCGCGTTCACGAAGTCCAGTACGACACAAGGTGCGGATCGCGTGCCTCCGGGCGAATCCAGCTCGGCGGGTATGTTGCTTATGACCAACTGCGCGTTCACAGAGTTCGCCTGGAAGTCCGCGAGGTGCATGAAGGCGACCTTACCCACGAGTTCATAGTCGACCCAGCTGTACGATTCAACGTCCATGTAAGTGTCGGTGATGATGGCTGTGAACCCTGAAGACTTGTACCGCTGTTCGTTGTCTGACTCACCCACCACCAGGTTGCCGACCTCATCCGCATACAGGTCGCGCCACTTGCCAGCGGCCGCATCGGTGTAGTTGGCACTCGCGCCATCGTATCCGCCCAATTGGATACCGTTCTCTACCGAGGTTGTGGTGCTCGCCTTCAGTATCACCTTACCGTAGGAAGCAGACAGCCTCAGATGGGAGGTCTTGGTACCATTGCTTGACTGAGAGTTGAGGTGAAGTTCGCTGTCGTTTGCTGATGCACCGCCCGTGAATCCGAAGGACGAATAGAAGGACGTAGCCGCACCTGGCGACACGAACTTGATATTATCGCCCGCCGGGAAAGCATTGGTTACGAAGCGGCACCCAAGAAGCGATTCCATCCCCGTGAACCCAGACTCGCCCATCAGATATACGCTACCATCGGTGCTGTACACAGCCGTGCCCACCTCGGTGAGATAGCCTTCCACAAATCCGTCGCCCCAGTAAGGAACTCCAGTCACGCCCGTACTTACCAGATAACCCTTGATAAACTCGCCGAGCGCATCGATCTGGGACTGTATGCCTGTCTCGGTTCCGTTCAAGTTCTCGTACTCCGCCTCGGATATGTTCCCGGACCCGATGATCTCGGCGGCGATACCTGTGGCTCCAACGCTTCCGTCGCTATCATAGGTCTGGAGAACGCCATCCGTGGTGTACTGATTGAACACCAAGGTGCCGTCGTTGTTCGCCGAAGCGGCAAGATTACTCTCGTCGGACGCCGAAGCGATGTAGGAATGGTAGTGGCTTGAGGCCAGCTTGTCACCCTTTTCAGGGAGGAAGTCCAGAATCTCCGTGAACAGCGTCTGCTCTACAGCATACCACGGCTCTTCCAGATACTCGTTGAGATCAAAACCTCTGTAGTCGTAAGACATGATTACTCCTTAGGAAACACTTACCGAAATGACTATGCTTGCTACCCGTACCGCCTCGTCCTTGTCCGGACGTATGGCCCCGGATGAATCGAAATCGTCCGGCACTGCCGCGATAGAGAGGACGTTATCCGCGCCAGCCTCCAGCGCGATGGACGACATGCGACTCTTGTAGAGAGGCTCGCCCGGCAACAGATCATCGATGTAGTCCTGAAGGTCTGCTTCGATCGCGTCCTCGTCAAGGTCCTCACCTGAAACCGCTACCACGAAGGTGTACGGCACAATGGTCACCTCGGAGACGGTATATCCCGAGGAAGTTACGGGCCTGACCAGATCGATGTTGGTTTCTATGAGGCCGATAAGTTCTGTTATTGCCGCGCCACCGCCCAAAATGTCCGTATCATTGGGCACTATCACTGCTGTAACGGTGCCTGGGGTAACATCGGGGGGTGTGACTATTACCACCTGTTGGGCGTAGTACCCGTCCCCGTCCGGGTCAAGGTTGGTCACCGTTTCAATGCGGTCACCCTCTTCATCGTACTGACACCAGTTGGCCCAATCGTTTGCATTGCCCCCTGCCGGCGGCTTACGGATACGGTTCAAGACGCGCGCCAGGTAGTCGGCATCGCTATCGTCCTCGTCCCTGTCCACGCCGTAAATGGCACCGTGGTGGTTCAGTTGGTCGGTGTCCGAAGTGTCGGCGAAGATCTGCCGGCCCACGAAATTGCCAAAGGTGTACAGTCCCCAGAGCGCGCTCGCCTGGCAGGCGGCAGAGACAAAGGTCATAGTCCCCTCGGAAGTATCCGGGTTTGAGTCCAGGTTCCCGTAGTCAGTCAGGATGTCTGCCAGTATCTCATCGAAGGTCTTGTTGTAAAAGTCTGCCATAATAGCCCCTATACGAATTCTTTGTAGAGATCATATGTGATCTGGTTGCCGTCCCGCTCCTCAACCTGAACGCGTATGTTCAAACGGTTGCGGTCGATGCTGTCCCGCTCCACGAACACGTCAATGTTCGAGGCCTTACCTGTGTCCAAAAGCCACTGAAGCGCCTCTTCTATGTACTGTTGTGCCAGGTTCATGCCCTTTGTGGTAAGTTTCTTCACCTCAAACAGCCGGCTCCCGAATGTGGGATCCTGAAAGAAGTCACCCTGATTCACTGACAGAGACAGCGCGACGTGGGTGCCAAGATCCTCGGCCTTGTCCCAAGACATCTCCCCACCCAAACCGTCTGTGCTCACTATTTTGAAGTCCATAACCTAAGTCCCCTACAAGTAATATAGCCCGCACTGTGCAACAATTACCGATTACTACGTCGCTTTCGTCACCGTCTGCCCGGCTGTCGCTATCGTTACCGTGTCCGGATAGGAGGTCGGAGTCGTTCCTACCATCCCCAGCAGCGTGATGGGCACACAGTCTCCCTCCAGGACAACGTAGAGGCCCCCTGAAGACACCTTAGCCGCACCACCTGTAATGACCGCTACACCACTCGCACCCGTCACTGTGCCATTCGTGGCACCACTCACAACAATACCCATGCTCGTGTACGTACCCAAGGTCTTCACCTGAAACTTCGCCGCCACGCTTGTAGCCGGCACTATGGACACGCTACCCGCCGTTGAGACATCAAAGGAGAACGTTGAGTCCTCGGTTGCTATGTACTCAGCCATTAAGAAGGATCCACCGTAAGGTTGCCACCGTTGATAGCCACAGTCCCATCAGCCGCCATATCGATGCTTCCAACGTCGTTCTCCATACTGATAACGCCATCCGGCTCCATGAGGAACAGGCCACCTTTGCTCTGTATGCGCACCGTACCGTCTGCCAGGACGGCCACGAAGATCTCGGCGTTGTAGTAAATGCACGAATCCCCCTCCGAGGTGAGAGCCGGTTTCAGGGAGGCAGCACTCGCCGAGGCTATGGCCACATAGGTGTTGTCGGCCTTGACAAAGATTATCTCATCGCCGTCCCCGGCACCCACGACACTCTCGCTACGCGGTATCGAGTAGAACCCGTCGTGCTGGAAGTACGACCTGTTGCTGTATGAGTCGGTATCGCCTTCCCCGAGGTCACGGTCGGCGTCCACGACAAGTTCATCCACGTCCACGGTGTTGTAGACGTCCTTGAGCTTTGCTCGAATCAGCTTGCTGTCCCTGTCCTGTGCCATATCGTTATCCTAACGGCTTCCATGAATTGCCCGTAATCGGCGGGGGCGGGTCGTTGGTGTAGTCCTTGACCAGGCCAAGGCGCAAATAGGTCTCCGTGCCGCTGGTAGGTCCGTACGTCATGGTGCGCGAGTTTACCAGATACCTGTCACGTACACCTATGGTATCGTCCGCCACATCCACCTCGCGGTTCACCTGCCACGCCTGGCCCATCTGCGTGTGTCCCACCACGTTGTACTCCAGTTCGAACCCGGCCTCCCTCTGCTCCTCCCGGATCTCAATGCCCCTGGTTTCGAGCGACTCCTCAAGGTCATTGAAGTTCACGATCATGAACTTGTTCCAAAGCAGGCTATTATCATAGGTTGTAGAGTAGAACGTCTTGCCCTGCTGCGACTGCCCGAAGACGCGTATCTTCGAGTACCGCCCGGACAGATCGTTCACGAAGGAGCACGACTTTATGTTCACATTCGGCTTGAGCCACGTGTTGTAGAGGGCGTGTACGCCTACGCCACTGAGCTGTTCCTTTATCCTGAGGACGTTCAGTTTGCCGAAAAGCACCTTCCCGTCCTCAAGGTAATAGAAATCCACACCCATGCGCACGGCGAGTTCCTGTAGCTTCCCTGCCACCGTGTCACCTGGGGACACCTTGAACGGGTTGGCAGACGTGAAAACGTGCGCCAAGAGGTCCTTCGAGTTGTACAGTTTGAACAGGTCCTGCACGCTGAGGTCGAGGTACTTGACCGCTGAGACGTTGTCTACCAAATCGTTGTACACGCGCAGAGCCGTGCCCACCGTGTAGTCCGTGAACTTCGAGCAGTACTCGTCCACCAGGAAGGCACTGTAGTCGCGACAGCGAAGGGTCACGTTGTGCGCGGTCTTGTTGTACTCGTGAACTACGGCGTCTACCGTCCCCGCGAACACGGCCACGCTAATGGCGCTACGCTCATCGTCCACTACCTGAGCCACTATCTGGTAGCCTGGCTGGACATTACCGAGCTCCCCGACCGGAACCGTCACCTCTGCCATGTCCGCCAGCTCGTACAGATCCGAGCTAAAGGAGTAGGAAGTGAAGTTCTGCAGCACCCTTGAGGTCATCAGAGGGGGCGGCGCGAGAAGTGTAATCTCCATCCTATCGGCCATAAATGTCCACAGCTCCCTGCGTGAATGTGGGGTTCTTGATCTTAGGGTTCAGTTTGAGAATTTTCTCCGCAGTCTGGTAGCTCAACTTGTTCTGGAGGCAGAGTACGTGAAGAGGCATGTTTTCAACATCGACTCTCTTGATGCGGAGCCTCTCCAGTTTGGTCGTGTTCACGTTGTCCTGCAACGCCTTGATCTCTTCCTTCAGCCCACGGTTGTCGCGTGAGACATCCACCGTCCCCTGTGCAGCCGCCTTGGTATCATACAGGATACGCTCAAGGTCGTCCTTCGTCATGATGTTCGGCCTGACCGTGGTGCCTACCAGATTGCCGTTCTTATCGAAAGCCTTCTCAGTTTCCTTAGCCTGGAGTTCGTCCCTGCTGTCCTGATCGGTACGCAGGACGCGTGCGGCCATGATACAACCCCACTGTGCCTTCAAGGCCTTGGCCTGGTCGATCGCAAGAGTCTCCTGCGCATAGCCTTGAAACGACGACTGCAGGGCGGTCATGCCGTTCATGAAACTGGACACGTAGGTGACGGGCGTACTCTCGATGCCGGCGTACAGTTGTTGGTACCTCTCTGTGGTCTGGGCGGTAGCGTACAGGAGCCTGCCCGGGAGGTCAGCCGTATAGTCTATGGTGCCGAGGATGCTCTTGACCGGCTGTGCGATATTGCCGAGGATGGTGTCGAACTTGCCCACGACAGCGTCTACGCCCTTGATGTACTCGCGTGCCGCCTTGGATACATTGGTGATCTGGTCAGCCATGTCCTGCGTGAAATCAACGGCCGCGTCCAGTACCTGAAGGGCTGAACTGGCATCGAGGGCACCTTTGACCGAGTCCTTTATGGCACTCAGGGAGAACCCCTGTGCGGCACGGAACCCCTGGGCGACGGCTGCCGTCACCTCGAAGGCCGGCAGGACGGCGACGTCCACTGTCTGCTCAACGAACTCAAAGGCCACCTCGGCGTACTGGTCACGCTCGTTGTTCAGTACTGATATGTTGCGGACCTTGCCCTTCATCATCCGATACTTAGGGTGGTGAAGTTCCAGGACCTCCTCGTTCTGCAAGTCTTTCACGAACAGGAAGTGTGCACTATATGATGGGTTGATACCACTCAGCGGGTTCAGGCTCGGTACGGAGTTCTCATAGAAGGCGCAGTTCACATTCACCACGCGGGCGAGAGAACCGAGATCCTCCAGCACGGCACCGTTCCTATAGGGTAACTCATGCACTATCACGGCACGTTCTATGGTGTCCGAGATGTCTATGATATCGAGCCTGAAGGCCCGCGTAGTGAAGAGCCTCTCAACTACCAGTTTTGCTGTTACTCTATCTGGCATTAGTTGCCCCCTGGTACTGCGGTTGTGGCGGTACGGTTACCGCGAGACATTACATTTGTGACCTTGTCGGGTTTAACCTTCTGGCCACCTATGTACACGTTCGTCGTGTTCTTTACGTCGCCACCCCATAGTCTGTCCGCTGCGGACTGTTTTGTTTCCGACGCGACGTTCCCTTGCTTCTTAACTTGGGCTCTCAACTCTGGCGGTATGTATGGTTGCCTGGACGACTCCGATCCCGCCGTACGGGCAAGGGGGGCATCTTTACCGCCCCCGGTATATGGCGTGTACCGTACCGCTTTCTCTTTTATGAGATACGCGGCTACCCATCCGACCAGCCCCTGCCATGCCTTTGACAGTGCTATGACCGCTTTTGCCGTGCCACCGATAATCTCTCCGAGGCCTTGGAAGGCGCCGATCATGAGTTCAACGTTCTCTTCGTCTTCAAGGAACTTAGACAACTCTTCAGACATCTCCGCGAGCACGGGAGCAATTGCTTTGTCCGAGGCGAAGGTGAACAACGAGTTGAGATGTTTCATCTTGCCTGCGGTGCTCTTCCCGAATCGGTCGAAGTCCCTGTTGAGGGAGTTCAGTTCCTTCTTCGATGTTTTCACATATCTCTCGACACCAGGTATGCCAAGTTCCTTATAGGCCTTATCAAGCGCCTGGAAGACCTTCTTCGACCTAACACCGAAGACTTTCTGTATCTTCGTGACGTCACCACCCATAGCCTCGAGGAGGCCGTAGGTCAACTCCCTGATCTCCTTGAGAACAGGCTTACTCTGCTTCTTAGTTTCCTCCGGGTCCCAGACACTAAACCCGGTCAGTTTCTTTATTTTAGCTTCGTTCTTGACAATGTCATCAGCAAAGCGCGCCACGGCTGTGGACGCCTCTTCCGCACTCCCGGTTTTTCCACGCGCTATCTGCAGCAGGCCCCCAAAAAAGTCGAGGCCTTCTTTCTTCACACCGAGTTGTGAGGCTGAGAGGAACAGCCTCTCCGACTGGCTCGCTATCTCAGACAACGTGAACTTACCCCGCTTACCCTGAGCGACGAGGACGTTGAAGAACCTCTCGATTTCATCCGAACCCAACCCCCAGCCCTCTTTCAGTTCTACGGCTACGGATGCGAGGTCCGTGCCTGCAGCACCGGAGGCCGTCGCTGCTCGGGCGATAGTCTCTATGTTATCAGAGGCGAACTTCATTTCACCTGTTTTGGTTATGATGGTGTCCAACGCGGCGACGATTTCATCTCTCGACTGCATGGTAGACAGGGAGGTTTGCATGATCTTATCGCGTAGATTGATCTGCGCTTCGGCACTGATGTTCGACTGTATGGAAAGACGGAAGACCGCCTCGTCAAACTTGATAATGGACTTCGCACTCTTGATAGCCCAGAACGCCACACCAGCCATAGCCCCTGCTACACCCAAAGGCCCGAGCAGTTTGGTGACACCCTTCAACGATTTTCCAAGGCCACTGAACGACTTCTTGGAACGCTTCGAGAATTTGTCGACGGACTTGGTCGCCTTATTCAGGTTGAGCGTGAGGTTCTTAACGTCTCCGCTTATGATTATCCTGAGATCAGCCATAGTCAGTCCTGGGGTTTCCTGCCTTGTACGTATTCTTTAGGTCCAGATTCGGCGAGGGGGTCGCCTTGGGCGGGCTGTGAAGCGGGGGTAGCAGTGACGGTTTCAGCGGCTAAGATGTAGAGCCACTGTCCGTCTGTAAGCTCGAAAGCTCCTCTACCAAAGCAATGATAAGCCTTCTCGCGGTGAAGATACTTGAGACGTTCCCACTCGTTTGCTTCGAATTTTTTTTTACGTTGTTGAACAGCACGTCAAATTCATCGTCCGTAAGTCTCGTGGGGCTCGGATCTACCTCGTCAGAGAACTGCTTGAACTCGTCGTACAAAGCCTCTTTGACCTCGGAGGTCAGCAACCGCCTGAACTCCGTGATGTTGCCAGTAAGTGCCTTGCCACTCTTCGGGTCCTCTATGGCCCTGAACAGCTGCTGTGTCGCCTTCTCGGACTCGTAGTCGCTGATGTTCTCTGCGGCTACATGCCTATCGGCGAATAACTTGTCGGTCGCCTCCGAGGCCTCCAGATAGTCCTGCTCGTTGAGAATGCGGATCTTGACCTCGTCCCCGGTACTTGGCCAGCTAATGACCTTGAAGTTCTTCGAGCCGGCCTTCAGCTTCGATAGCAGGCTTTTACCTTGCGGTTCCTGTGCCATTCCTGTCTCCTTGCTATGGTACGGAGGCTCTACCCAAGAGCCTCCTGTCTATCCGATGTTACTCTGTGGCGCGCGACTCCGCACCAAGGGTAATGGTCCTTGTCGATGCAGCAGTCCCGTCGAAAGACGAGTCGCCTTCATCAAGGACGAACACGCCGCCCCAAGTAGTCCGGTTGCCGTTCTCATACTCGATAGTCAGCGTGCCGTTAGACACATCCGACCAGTCGAATTCCTTAGAGTCCCTCGGCGTGACATAGTCTACCGAAACCTGATAGCGGGGCGTGATAGCCGCATGGCCTGTTTTGTTCATCAGCTCGACCTGGATGTGACGGCTCTTCGTCATGTCCGTGAATGAACTGAAATCGGAGATTGCCTCTCCGTTCACTTCGAGTTCTATGCGCGATACATATCGTGCCATGGTGATTTCTCCTTAGTTGAAACCCGAGGCCCTTAGGACCCCGGGGGTAGTTCATCTATCTGTGTCGACCTACAAGTCAAATCAATCTTACCATCAGAGCAACAGGTCGATAACACCAGCGAGCACATGGAGGCCGTTCACAACGTCTGCAGGCACGCGGACATTGAGACGGCTGGCGTCGGACGAGTCGCGCTCGACCAGGACACCGGCCTTGTTCGCATCAACCTCTTCCACGATCTCAAGGTCTTCGAGCTGGCGCAGGACATCAAGAACCTGAGTGCGCACCCGGTTCGGCGTACGGCTCGACAGCTTGGCGCGAGGGAACCTGTTCTCCAGACGGGTCACGATAGCGTTACGCGTGTAGTCAAGCGTACGGATAGTCGTGATATCCAGCAGAGACGGGTCAGCCGTGCCGGCTGCGTTCGTGGTGTACGTGCTGATAGCCCTTACGATAGCGGCCTTGTTGCCCGGTATCACGTGGAGCGGGGTCACACCGTTGTCCAGATAATCCTCCTGGACGCTACGGGAGAACCTGTCCGCTACCGCCGGGGTCGGGATCGCCGTCAGACCCAAGTTGTTGTACGGCTGTGCCGGGTCAGTCGCCGAGGCAAGCACACCACCGAAAGCGGCGGCTATCTGCATCGGTGCGGCCTGGGGACCTACTGTAGTAGAGTAAGCCATTGTTGCCACAGACATACGCCCACTGTTCAAGGTCGTGCCGGCCTGTGTCTTGATAGCCGCGCCGTTACCCACCAGCTCGGTGTAGCCGTACGCGCATATCGCGGGACGCTGCTCGATAGCATTCGACTTGGTGTCGATGTGCGTCTTGATAAGGCCGAGGGCCGTATCGTCCACGAATTCAGAAATGTAGATCGAGTACTCACCCGGGAACACGGCCGTCAATGCATCGGCGACAGTCGGGTCGGTGGCCCCAAGAATCATGCCAGTCTCACCAGTAGTCATGATACCTGCACAGTCAATTTCCTGCGCCATCGGGATGTAGTTCCCGTCCGTCCCGTCCAGGCGAGCGGTCAAGGTAACCACGTTGGTGGAAACGGCGGCGGTGATGGGGAGAGTATCCTCATACTTGGCGATCTCTGCCTCAAGGGCGGCAGCGACCTCGTCGGCCGTATCCTCGTTGGCTACGGATATATCGATACGCTGATCCTGAATAAAGGACGTGACTGTACCGGACGCCGTTGCTGTGCCGGTGAAACCCCACGCACCCTCTGCGGGGGTCCCGGTCGCTTCGTCCAGTGCTACGCACGTTACCGAAGAGGCATAGGGGTTAGCCTTGTACAGGGAAATGGCCATGACATGGAGCGGGCTTCCTGTGCCGAAATACAGCTTTGCGTCTTCGGCGCCGAAGATCTTCGTGGGGATATTCTCCGCCACACTACCGCCACTCGTACGCATACCCAGCATGAGAATGCTGTTGGAAATAGTCGGAAGGCCGCGCACGGCGAGCGACGTGTTGTACTCAAAGTAGACGCCCGGCTTGCGGATGCCCTCAGGTACTTCGGTGAAAGAGATGTTTGGTGATGCCATAATATTTACTCCTCGGTTGTCAGAGCCGCGTCAGACGCTTCCTCTTTGTCCGCACCGGACGCTTCAGGGAGGCTGGCGAGCAATTCGTCTACCTCGATGCTACCGTCCGTTTTGGGTTTATCCTCTGTCTCGGAGGCCTTCTTGGAGGCCTTCGGGGTTTCATCCTTTACCTTAGGGGCGAGCGCCTTCTTAGGTTTCTTCGGTTCCTCGTACAGTAGAACCGATCCATCGGACAGGTACTTCATGATACGGTATTCCTCGGAGCGCGCGGTGATAGGCTTGCTGTCCGTGATACGCTTGCCGCCTATCGTGAACGTTGTCCCCTTAGGTGCTATAATCTGTATCCGTGCCATTGTCACCTCTCCTGTCTCACGTGTATAATCAAGGTCATCCACTGACCCCTGTTGATCCGCCTTCGTACCATACCAGGCCTTCCATCTCCGGCCCGGTCACCCCCAGCATGCCTGTTTCAGTTCTCGGCTGCAGGTAGTACTTGGTGAGGATGCTGGTCAGAATGCCCCAGTCCTCCTCGTCACTCTCCTTCTCAACGTTGTACGAACACCGCAGGTTCAACTGGTAGAGTTGGAACCCGCCGTCCGCATACTCCTTATCGGTGATATTCCGGAAGGAGGTGGGGACCAGCGGGTCCTGCAGTTCAAGTCCAAGGTCGGTCAGAGTGAACGCCTGTATGAGCGCGTCCAATATGTCTTGCGACTCCAGCCTGGCACTCTCTTCGCCCTTCAGATTCTTAAGCACGAGGATAAGAGAGATATCCAAGGTAACTTTGTACACACTGTTGACTGTGAGCGGCGTCATTGTTGCCGCATCCACCGCCACATTTACAGCAGGCCCCCTAAGGCTTAGTGTCCTATTGACCAAATCGCGTAACTCTATCTGCCGGACATCTATCCCGGCAGTGTTCAACTTGTCCAATATCGCTCTGCAGATATCAGAGATCATTAGTATGTATCCCATACCGTTGATGTGTAGATCTTGTCATCTGCGTCCTTGTTCGATACGATAATAGACGGCTCGTCCGTGCTCGGGAACGGTGTCAGCTTGCCGGACTGTATGTCCTTCAACATCGACATGGCATCGGAACGCTCCATCTTCACCGGGTCAGGAAGCGTAGTCTGCATGTTCTTTCTGTACAGGTTGTACGCCGCCAGCTTGGTACTGATATCCTTGATCTCCTGTGGGACGGTGCCAGTGATGGGCGCCGGATATCTTCCCCTCAAGTACGTATCGATCATGTTGTCGGCGCGCAGTATCGCATCGTCGACGATCTCCGCGTCTATCTCATTCACGCCGTCCTGGTCGGTAAGCTGCACCAGGTCGCGCTCGGGCATGTACGTCTTCAGGTCTTCGAGAGAACTGTATGCCATGTGCCCCTTCTTCGTTTCAACAAAAAATGGGCGGCGACACTGCCGCCGCCCATCGGACCGTTATCCTTCAACTACCCTTAGGTAGTGTGCGTGTCCTTCCACAGGTAGCCGCACGCCGTGTCGACCACCGCGAGATCCACATCCTCCTGCGTCTCGTAGATGGTGGAGTGAATCGCGTTGTCGTACCATGAGTACGTCCTGCGGTTCATACCCTCTACCATGAGGCGGTACTGGTAGCCAGGCGATGCCTGGAACAGACCAGCGGACGCCGGACGGTAGCACAGGAATGCTGAACCCTTACCGGCATTCTGCTCCCAGATGTTGGCGGCCGTGAAGTCGTCATTGTCAGCGTTCTCATCAGCGGTGCTGTACACCGCAGAACCGATAATGACCTGGTCCAGCTCCAGCAACGACGCCAGCAGAGCCGGGGTCATGACGGAAGTCTGGGTGTACTTGATCTTGTCGGACAGGACGACGTTCAAAGTCTGCGCGATCATGGTGTCATAGTCCATGACAAGCGTGTTGGCGATCTTGCCAGTCGCTGTGCGGATAGCCTGCTTGCCGGCTACGACGTCTGTCACGAGGGTGTTGGTAGTGTCCGTAGCGGCCCACAACCCACCAGCGTCTTCACCACCTAAGTTGCCATCAGCCCAGGTCTGCGCGAAGATAAGGTCGGCAATCGTCTTCTCTTTGAACAAATCCACCTTGTCGGCAGTGTACATGATAGCTTCCTGCGCGGGGCGCAGGGGCAGGTTGCCGGCAGTTGCCGCGTCCGCTGCGATCTCTTTCGTTACTTCCTTCGCGAAAGCGATCTGCTTCGGGTCGAGGTTCTCGGTAGTCACCGTGTAGCCGCCACGCCTGGCCTCAGTACCCGGGGCGCGATAAGCGGCCTCGTTGCGGTACCATGCGCCCTTGTTGTACTTGGCGACCTTCGACAGACGTCCAAGACCATTGATGATCGGGAACACCTGATCGGCGATGTACGACTCGTTCTTGTATCCAATGCTAACTTCCTGTAGTGCACCACGCACCAGGATTGAAGTATCTGTTGGCTGAGGCATTTCTTACTCCTTGTTCAGTTGTTACGCGGGGTTCGCGGATACGATCTCGACGGTCGAGAGCTTGTCGAAAAGGTACGTAGATTCAAGCACGCGAGCCTTGGTGTACTTCGGCGCATACCCTACGCCAGTTTCGCCCACACCTCTGCCGTTGGCATCGGGAGACACGAACGTGTTTATTGCTACGCCCGTTGTACCATAGATCCCTGTGGAACCAATGGCAAGTTTGCTTACGCCGTCTACCCGCACAGCCGCCGCATAACCCTCTTCCGGCGTGTTCTGCAGGATACCCACAGCGTAACCACCTGTCGCTCCAGCCAGGATCGCTTCTCCATCGGAGTTGAGCTCCATGAAGCGGTACTGAGACGAGCTAAGGTCTTCACCCGCATCGAAGCGGATATCGAGCCCTCTGTTTTCGAAAGCCATAATCTATTCGCTCCTTCTTAGACAGGGTTCGAGCTAAGGATCAAGACTACCGCGTAGTCATCCTCGGCAGTAGCCGCTGCGACCACTTGGCCCTTAGAGTACTCAAGGGTGGCGGTTGCATCGTCTGCCTTACCAGCATCGGTTGCACTCACGTACTCCGGCATGACCATGTCATTGACCGCAAGCGCATCGTTAGCCGTTACCTTGCTGAGCCCACTGATACGTACTGAGACGATATCGTTGGCAGCCGCCGCAGCGTTCTGCGTGATACCGATAGAATACTCCGCTGCCGAGTTCGGCTTGCGCACGGATCCCTCTGTGCTCGAAAGTATCACGAAACGATACTGCTCGATAGCCTCTTCAGCAACGAAAGAAATGTCCTGACCGCGATTTTCCCATGCCATGTGTAACTCCTTACTGAGCGTATGCTCTTGCCAATTCAGGCTGCTCAAGTGAGATCTCATTCATCGCATCGCTGAAGGAGATCTTCTTCTCAGCGGCACGGGTCCTGCATGCGTCCGTGAACTTGTCTGTGGAGACGGGCTCTACAGCCTCAGTCTTCGTGGCGACCTCGGACATCTCAACGACCTTCTCTCCACCGTTCAGGCTGGTCTTGTAGACTTCGAGAGACTTGCTCTCGCCGCCCTTGGTCAAGTCGGCCTGGAAACGTAGCTCCATGTTCTCCATGGTCATCTCTACGTTTGCGGGAAGCAGTTTGCCCTCTGTGACCAAACCGTCACAGAAAGACTTGTGCTCCACTGTACGTGCCGTGTCGGCACCCGTCTGGATCGTAGCCTTCAAGGCAGTGATCTCAGTGTCCTTCTCCGTCGAGGCCTTCTCAAATTCCGCTACCTTAGCGGTGAGGTCTGTGACCTGGGCCTTGAGCTCTTCAGACATATCGTCCTCCATAGTTTCCGTTTCCGGATCAGCGTCCGGCTCTGTATTGGTATCGGTCGGCAGTTCCATCTTGAACTGCCTGAACAAACCTTTGAAGAATTTGTTTTCTTTTTTGATAAGTTCGATGTCATCGGTGCTATCCTCGATGGCGAACTCAAAGGAAATGGCATCGTCGCCGGCCTCAAACTTCACGTCTGCGAGGCCCGGGACTGCCGGCTGTGCTCCACCCAGGAAACCTAAGTGGCGGATGTTCATATCGGGGAAGAGGCTGATAGAACGTTTCTTGTATGCCCCTGCCTTCAGGGCCTCAACGAAACCGTCCTGTACGTTCTTGAGCTTGAGCATGAGGCGGTCACCCATCCGGCGCGCCGACTCGACCCAGCCATAGGCCGGGCTATTATCCTTAGGGTGGCCCAGTACTACGGGGGCTTCCCTGTCCTTGGTGGCGTTGTACTTGTCGGCGATGGTATCAAGATCCGCATCGCTCCAGGTCTTAGTGTTTCCCGCGCTGTCCGTCCATTTACCTGAACGGAATGCCTCAACCTCAAGAGTCTGATTGAAATCTGGCATGCTCGAAATCCTCTGTTTGCACCACACGACGCAGTACAGTCCACAGTAATATAGCCGCCATATCGGTAATTTTTTCACACTACGGGCTATATTACTGTGGAGCGGGCCAGGGTTTGAGTGGCTACGTACAAAAGACAGGGAGGTCTAAATGGCAGAAGTTCATCATTATGAGCGCGTAACGAAGAGGATGAAGACGTGGTTGGCGGTGTACGGGGCGAACGCCTGTAACATGACCGCGGCATGCTTAGCATCCAAGGTATCCAGCTCTACCATATCAAACTGGACCCGGGGTTCAAAGGATTTTGCCGCCCTTCGCAAGGAGATCGAGGAGTCCATGATAGACCTGGCGGAGTCCAAACTGATGGAGATGATCAAGAAGGGCGACAATTTGGGAGCCATATGTTTTTTCCTGAAATGCAAGGGCAAGCATCGGGGATACGTTGAGAAGGCCGAGCACACGATGGACCACAGCGGGACGCTCCTTCTGGAGATCGACAAGAGGATACTGACCAAGGAAGACAAAATTGGTGGAGAAAAGCCGACTGACTCTTAGCGGGGAACCACTCAACCTGCGTCCCACCCCTGCCCAGAATGAGATTTTCTGGGAGCAGGAGGATGTACGGTACACGGTGGTGCCTAAGGGCCGACGCCTCGGGGCCACCCACGGCGCATTCAACTTCGTCCTGGAGACAATGCTCTCCGGTAAACCGGTGAAGATACTTTGGATAGACACTGTATATAGTAACATTGACAAGTACTTACAGCGATACGCCATGCCATCCCTCAAGAAGATCAAGAGCGAGTATTGGTCTTGGAAGTTACAGGCGAAGGAACTTAGGGTTTGCAATGGGATATGCGACTTCCGCTCTGCTGACCGTCCGGAGAACATCGAGGGTTTTGCATACGATATCATAATCCTCAACGAGGCCGGGATCATCCTGCAGAACCGGTACCTGTGGCAGACTACCGTGCGACCCATGTGCCTTGACTACCAGGCTCGTGTATGGTTCATAGGCACCCCTAAGGGCAAGACCTGTAAGAGGGATGGCAAGGAGCACGAGTTCTACACGTTGTACAAACGGGGCCAGGACGAGGATTACCCCAACTGGCGCGCGCTCCACTACTCCACCTATGACAACCCCCTCTTGAACGAGGACGATATCCGAGAGGCAGAGGAGGAAGTCCCCGGGCCGATCCAGCAGCAGGAGATACACGGGGAGTTCATCGATATCGGCTCCGAGGAAGTGTTCCACCGTGACTGGTTTAAGATATTAAACCACGAGCCGCCGCGCAAGGGTGTCCTTCAGGTTATGCAGTCCTGGGATACGGCCTTCAAGAAGGGGCAGGAGAACGACTATTCGGTATGCACCACGTGGTACATTACCTCTACGGAGTACATCTGTGTAGACCTGTATCACGAGCGGGTGGAGTTCCCGGAACTTTTGGAGAACTGTAAAAAGTTGTACGAGAAGTGGGACCCGGATCTCGTGCTTATAGAGGATAAGGCCTCAGGGCAGTCCTTGATACAGACGATCCGGAACGAGACACGCATGCCCCTGAAGGCCGTGAGGCCCGATAAGGATAAGTATTCCCGGGCCTGCGCCGTTTCCAATACCGTGGCTGCCGGCAATGTTCACCTGGTGGACAGCCTGTGGACCAAGACCATGCTGGACGAGATGAGCACGTTCCCATCGGGGCACGACGACATAGTTGATACCGTTGTACAGTTGCTGGAGAACGTGAAGCACACGGCTCGCTCGAAAGAGCCCATTGTCCAGAGGAAAATAGTTCGGTCAAGCAAGGTCCTTCAGGGCTATTCAATTTTCTAAGTAGGGGAGACACCAATGTCTAAGAAGTACGATCCCATCCTCGCCTCGTTTGCAGACACCGAGGATACCGCTGGGCAAATAGCCACACGCCAAAGGTCAATAGACTGGTATGACACCTTGGGTTCCACACTCCCCAACCCCGACCCGGTGCTCAAGAACCTGGGCAAGGACATTTCGGAGTACACCAAACTTCTATCCGATCCCCGGGTGCAGGCAGCGGTGACCTCCCGCAAGGCAGGCACGTCTTCCCGGGAGTGGGATATCACGGTGGACGATGTGGTGCCGGCGCAGTACGAAATAGTAAAAGGGATCTTCGCCACCATGAACGTGGACAGGGTCATCAAGGAGATCCTTGATAGTGTACTGTTTGGGTACAAACCCCTTGAGGTCATGTGGCAGAAGCAGGGCGACCTCGTCATACCCGGACGGGTAGTGGGTAAGCCGCCCGACTGGTTTCGGTACGACGACGAGAACGCCCTTAGGTTTCTCACCAAGACCGATATGATCAATGGCGAAGTAGTCCCGGACAGGAAGTTCCTTGTCTCCTCGAACGACGCCTCATACGCCAACCCGTACGGGACGCCTATCCTGGCGGCGTGCTACTGGCCCGTGAAGTTCCGGCATAACGGATATCGGTTCTGGACGGTGTTCCTGGAGAAGTACGGCATGCCTTGGATAACCGCTAAGGCCCCTCAGGGTGCCAAGCAGACCCGTATCAACGAGATAGCCACGATGCTTGAGAACATGGTTCAGGACTCGATAGCGGTAGTCCCGGAAGACTACAAAATCGAAATGCTGGAGAACAAGCACGGGGACACGGCCGCCTCGTATGACCAGTACCTGCAGGCCACGTCGACTGAGATATCGATAGCGATCCTCGGCACCAACCTGACCACCGAAGTCAAGGGTGGTTCCTTCGCGGCAGCCAAGAGTCACATGGAAGTCAGATCCGACATTGTCAATTCCGATGTCCGTATCGTCGAAGACACCATGAACGAGCTAATCAAGTGGATCTATGAGATCAACTGGGGCCCCGACCAGGTGCTGCCTAAGTTCTACATGTTCAAGTCTGCCGAGGTAGACCTTGAGAAGGCAGAGCGCGATGCTATCCTGACCGACAAGGTGGGCGTGCGGTTCACCTCGGAGTACGTCCAGCGGGCATACGACCTCAAGGAAGGGGAGGATTTCACGATGGGAGAACCGACAGGTTCTACAGTAGATCCTATCGATAGGCCAGTAGACACTACCGTAGACCCTGAAGAGGTCACCGAACCTGACCCGGTGGAGGCATAGCATGTCGCCAAAAATGGAGGATGTAGTGTCCCAGGCCTTGGAATGCGAGGGTGTGTACCTCGCCAAGAAGGACTTCTACAAGACCGTCCTCCGGGGTATGGTCTTCATGATAACCATCCTGGCTGCCGGGGTAGGCACTCTTATCACCTGTAATTCCAAGAGCGTGGCCCAGATGGCTACGTACGACGAGGCCACGAAAGGCCTCAAGGACGACCAGGACAACACTGATGTCTGCATTGAGCGGCTGGACGGTATCATTGTTGAGCATGCGAAGGCCCTTGAGTCCTTGAAAGTATCCACGATCCGCATGTCCAAGCAGATAGACCGCCTGGAGGGCAAGGTCGACCTGTCTGTCGGCACCCTCAACGCCATCCTTACCGAGGTGCGCAAGCCATGATGAAGGCCAGGATAGACGCGAGCAGGGCCCTTAAGAAACTGAGAGAGGCCACGAAGGACGCCAAGAACCTTCCGTACGACAACATTGGCAGTATGCTCAACAAGAGCATCGACCTGAACTTTGCCTCTGGGGGACGCTACAGCCAGGCGGGGTCCGAGAAGGGCGGCTCACAGACGTGGGAACCCCTGAAGGACTCCTCCCGCCGGCCTCTGGACAAGACCGGGAGGCTCCGGCGCTCTATCAACTACAAGGTGCAGGGCAACTCCATTGAGCTATTCGTGGACGACTCGACCGCGAATCTTTATGCCGCCGCTCAGAACTATGGCTATGAAGCCGGCGGTATCCCTGCCCGGCCCTTCATGGTGGTCCAGCCGGCGGACGATACCAAGATAGAGGACATCCTGTCCAAGCACTTCGGGCTATAGCTCTCCTTTTATACCGCCAGGCGCGCCAAGGGGCTCTCAGTCCCGTCCTCTCCTCATCAGGTCGTAGACTACCAATGGTGGTCCTTCAGAGCCCCTGAAGGCAGCGGTGGAGTGTCTGCTGCTAAAGTAGGCCAATATACCACTTAAAAGGGAATGGGTTACCGCTGGCACGTTCAGGTCGAGGCACATAACCTGATCCGGGATCATGTATCTCTCGCCCTTTGTCACGTTTGATATATCGGACAAAAATATCTTTCCCACGTTGGTTCCCTCGTAACGGATAAGGACGCTATCATCGTATTTATACGTCATAAGTTACCCTTCCTCGGTATCTTTGGGTATTTCTGGCACGTCTGTGGGCGGGGAGTCTCCCCCTCCGAACCCATGTATCTGGCCATCATCGAGATCTCGTAACCAGATATACCACCCCTTAGGCGTGCACGTGAAACTGAGTAGGTCAAATCTTGCTCCCATAGTCATTTCTCCTGTCCGGGTTTGTTCCCTATCCGCCGGCGTACGTACGCCAGGACCTGCTTGAGTTCGTTGGCACGAAGGTCGGTCAGCCCAAGCATGCGCTCCGCAAGTAGGCCGTTGACCATGTGTTCTATCTTGACCAGGCCCACATCGGATTTGATTTCATCGATGCGGCTTAAGGCGTAGTCCACTACGACTCTATCGACGCGTCCTCCATAACGGCTTCGATTCGATACAGGTAGAGGTTCATCAGTATTGCTGCATCCTTGTTGCATTCCAGTATGTCCTGATTGCAGAGTATCATCGTCATCCCGCCGCTGTGGTGCGCTGATCCGTTGCATAGTTTTCCTGTCTTTGAGTCCCAGAAAATGCAACGCCCTATCCCACCAGCCAGCCATTTGCCGTGGCTTCCTCGGAGTCTTGGCCTCTCCATTCATTCCCCCTCCCGGCTAATCTCTTCCAGTAAGTTCGTCACGTCGATGTCACTCTTCGAGGCGCATGAAATGTAGTCGCACCGCAGGCTTTCAGGTAGCGCATTCAGGGTCATCATCGCCGCCTCCAAGATGGTTCCGAGCGGTACTCCGTTCATCCTCGCCAGCGCGATGATGTCGCCGTACACACGTTCATTCGTCATTAGTACCGGCACCAATGGCCTCCCTTTCGCATGCGGCATCAAGCAACATCCTGCGCCGCTCATCATTTGGCAGCCTGTTCCACACCTCAACCAATAGCCGGATGGCTCGGTCAGATGTGACAGGCGGCATGGTGGTCTTCAGCAGGCGCCGTGTACTGTCATCGACGCCCAATGTGGTTCTGCTCATGTGCTACCTCCCTGTCCGTTCATGTAAGAAGTATACACCATTATACAGGCTCATGCAAGGTGTTTGTGAAAATACCTGAATACCTGAAATAAAGAAGGCCACCAGGGAGGTACCCCCAGTGGCCTGGACGGTATCACGCCGTCCTTACGGCGGGGGAAAAGGAATAAAGCCCCACCGTCTACCTGTCATATGCCACGACTCAGCCTCCGCGATACAACGTCTTTCGCCAGGCTGGTCACACACATAAGTTTGTTGATATTCTCCAAGCGGCAAGCAAGGGGATCTATCATAGACTCCACGTCCTGTACACAGCCAAATGTGATAGAGTTACGGTGCCTGATGTGTAGTCTACGCTCATCATCGCTGTATAGGGCATAATATCGTAGCATGACTTTCTCGGACTCGTTGCGATCAACAAGGAACGGTGCCTTGTAGTTCATGATTGAAAACCCCCAAACTATTCGGATCCAAACCAAGGTTTGTCGCCGTCGTCCATGTCCTGAGCCTCATCGGCGAGGCAGTGCAGGGTCAGATACAGCGCGCCCAGCACCTCCGCAACGGTGATTCCCTGGGACCTGTACCTGTCGATGACCTCATTGATGTCCTTGGTGAACAACTCAACCAGCGGTGCTTGTGCCATCCAGCCTCCTCCGTGTATGCTCAACCCACTCCTGCTCCAGCCTTCACCGGTACCCTTGAGTCACCAGTGACAACAGATCCCTTGGCACCTTTGTTCTTCTCCATCGTCGCCAGCATCTCACCGAGCTGGCGCATGGCCAGAACCTTCATCACGATATTTATCGAGGACCTTGTCCAAGTCCTCTTGGAATCGAACTACGAGGGGGGGCTTCAGCCATCGTCTTTCTCCTTAGTGAGCCGGCGCATCTGCACCCACGCCGTGAACCTGTAGGCACGCATGTCAAACCACTCCTCAGGCATCGTGACCCGGAACTCGTCTATCGTGGCACGCCACAGTTTGCCGCTCGCGCGCGCCTTCCAGTCGAGCCTGGCGCAATACAATCTAGCGGCCGGTCTCATTCCATCGCCCCCTCAACCTAAGTGAGATCCGCATTCACATAGCCTCGGAGTCGCACCGTTCGATGACGTTGCGGTAGGCCAGGGAAACTGCTTCGTACTTGTGTATCGTGTCACAGATGTGCACCTGGTCATCATCGCGGACAAGGGATCGCATTACCGCCCGGGTCATGCGATCCCTGTTCATCCGTTCCCGGAATCTTGCGCAGATGGTATTGCTGACTCGTCGTGAGGTGATCATAGTCCATCCTCGAACAAGTTCTCGGATGCGATAGGTGACTGCGCCGGGGCAGGCCTGACCTTGTCCAGGAACCCATGCACAGCTATCTCAGTACCTTCAGGGAACATAGACGTGTCGAACGCCATGAAGTCAGAGGATCCATCGTAGTTGCTATTCTCGATGCCCCTGTTGGGATTCTGTTCAATATAAGCCCTGAGCTTTTTAAGGTCGATGACACGCCAGTCGGTGACCCCATCATCCTCGGTGGCCCACCCGTAAACGAACAGGTCACCCCACCCTTTCATCAGCTTGGACAATTCAGTCTCATTCCCTGAGTCCCGGTGCGATCTGATAGTCACCTGTCGCCAGTACTT